AAGGACGACACCCCGCTCGGCCCGATGGCCCGCAACCAGTCGGCGATGTGGGCGCGAATCGGCCGGATGACGTTGCAAATGTATCGGGCGTACGCCACTCAGTCCGGCATGATCCGCACCCAAACCCTCACCACCCCGCAAGGCAACACCCTGCAATTCGAGTGGACAGCCGAAGACATCGAAGAATACCCGCAGGTCAAAGTGCCTTTGGATGCGACCGCCCCCCGCTCCAAGATCGCCACCCAGTCGGTCATCACGAGCCTCGCTCAACAGTTCCCGCAAGCATTCCAGAATGTGGACGGAACCGCTCTAGCACGAATGCTGGACCTGCCGGACCCTCGAGGGTTCCTCGGTTCCACCGACCCGGATGTCACCAAAGCCGAATGGGAGAACGGTCTGCTCATGCAAGCAGTCCCCGTCATGCCCGCCGACTTTGATGATCACGCCAAACACATCGCCCAACACAACCGGGAACGCAAATCCCCTGCATACGAGCTTGCGAACCCTGAGATACGGCAGACGATCGACTTGCACATCCAAGCCCACCAGACGATGGCCGCTGAGGAAGCGATGCAACAGATGGCGCAAATGCAACAGATGCCAGGGTCCGAAGCCCTGCCGCAAGCCAACGAGCCAGCCGGTTCGATGGTTCCCCAAGCAATGACCGGCCAGCCCGGTGTACCACAGGAGATGATGCCCCAATGACCGACTTCGCCCCCGAAGGCGTGGTGGATACCACCCCGACAGGAGAGGCTCCCGCCGACCTGCCCGCCGAGAATGTCAACTGGGAAGAGAAATACCGGTCCGAAGTGCAGGACCGCATCAAGGAACGGGAACGCTACAAGCCGTTCGTGCAGACGTTCGGTCGGATGCACCCTGATGATGCCCGTGCCGTACAGGAGTTTGCGACCGCTTTCGCGTCCGGTGACACCGACACCGCAGTCCGATGGATGGTCGACAACGCTCGCACCCTCGCCGGGGAACGGTTCGACACGTTCATCACCCCCGCCCAACAGCAGGCCATCAACACGCAGGTCGCCCAACAGGCGTACTCGGACGGCACCAACGCCGGGATGACCCCTGAGCAGGTGGAACAGCTCGTCCAAACCCGTTTGCAGGAGTCGTTCCAGCAGATTCAGCAGGCTCAGGTTCAAGCCCAATACGAGCAGCAGATCGAGCAGACGTTGACCGAACACGGTTTGACTCCCGACACTCCGCTCGCCACCGCCGCGATTGTCGCCGCCTCCAAGCGATCCGACCTCGATCTCGCCGCCGCCATCCGTGAAGTCGAAGAGCAGGTGTTGGCGCAAGCCCAGCAGATCGCCAACCGGCGCGCCGAAGCAGGTGCGAGCATGGGTGCGCCCATCGTGAACGGTGTCCCGGTCGTCTCCCCGAACGGACAGCAGATGACACCCCGTGAACGTGCGATGGCTCGCCTCGCACAGAACGGACTGTGACGTAACGTCAGCACACGGGAAGGCACCCTTATCCTTTTGGGTGACCGCTGATGTCCCCGTCTGACATGACCTCTCTCCATGTCAGACGGGGCGATTCCCTTGACAGCACACACACCGATGCGTGTATGCTTGCCAACGAACCGGATGGTTCACCCATAGGTACCCCCATCAGGATGATGGGTTGAGACAGCCGGACGGCTACCGCTCAGACAGGTTCCGATTCCCCCCAATCAGACTCTCTCTCACGGAAAGCAGACCATCATGGCCGCAACCCTCTCCACAGTCGATGCCATCCTCAAGGATGACTACAAGGAGTACCTCGACAACCTGAACGAGGCCAACTTCATTCTCTCGCAGGTCGAAACCCGCAAGGACACCGTCCAGGGTCGTATCGCCCGCCACGCCGTCCACTTGGGCCGGTCGTCCGGTGTCGGTGCGCGCGCCGAGTCCGGCACCCTCCCCACCGCCGCCAACCAGTCGTACGCCACCGTCCCGGTGCCGGTCCGCTACGTCTACGGTCGCATCCAGCTGTCCGGCCCCACCATCAAGCAGGCCGTCACCGACCGCGGTGCTTTCATCGACGCGCTCGACGCCGAAATGGAAGGCATCAAGAAGGATGCGATGAAGGACGTGAACCGTCAGCTGTGGGGTACGTCCAACGGTGTGATCGCCCAATGCGGCACCACGTCGTCGTCCACCACCGTCGTGCTGGCTTCCAGCACCGGAACGACCGCTCTGCGCCAGCTGTTCTTCGACGGCGGCATGGTCGTGGACATCGGAACGGTCGCCTCGCCGACCACCGTCGCTTCGGCTCGTACCGTCACCTCGGTCGACGAGACCAACAAGACGATCGCCATCTCCGGTGCGGCCGTCACCACCTCGTCGAGCCACTTCGTGTTCCGTTCGGGAGCCGGTGGAGCGTCCAACAACAGCGGTCAGCCCGGTGACGGTCAGATCGAGTTGACCGGCCTCCAGACCATCGTCGACGACACCGCCGTGTTGCACACCATCAACCCGTCGTCGCAGCCCAAGTGGAAGGCGTACGTCAACAGCAACTCGGGAACGAACCGTTCGGTCACCGAGTCGCTCATCACCGGTTCCATCATGAAGGTTCTCACCAACTCGGGCAAGAAGCCCAGCCTGTTGGTGTCGGCCGAAGGCGTGAACCTGGCCATCAGCAACCTGCTGTTGAGCCTGAAGCGCAACATGGAGCAGACCCAGTTGAAGGGCGGCTACGCGGGCATCCAGTTCTACAGCCCGTCGGTGTCCGGCAAGGGTGACGAGGCTCCCACGGCCCTGTACGCCGACTTCGACTGCCCGAACAACCGCCTCTACGGAATCAACCCTGAGGTGCTGGTGTTCCACCAGGTGGGCGACGGCTTCCAGTTCATGGACCTCGACGGCGCGGTGATGAACCGTAAGCCCGACCAGGATGCCTACGAGGCGACCCTGTACATGTACGGCGAGTTGGCCTGCAAGCAGCGCAACGCCCACTTCGTCATCAAGGATCTCACCGAGGTGAGCATCTGACATGGCCGCATCCGTCAGCATCACATACGGGCCGGAAGTCCCCGGTTCGCGCAAGGAAGTGTTCGGTGTCATCACGTTCGACTCGTCGTATCCGACGGGTGGCGAAGCGGTGACCCTCGCACAGCTCGGCGTGAACCGGCTCGACTGGCTCGAGGTCAGCACCGTGAACGGCAACGTGCCTTCGTGGGACGGTTCCACGTCCAGCCCGAAGGTCAAGCTGTTCTGGGTCGACACGACCACCGACGGCGCACCGTTGGCTGAGGTTCCGAACACGACCGACGTGTCGGCAACCACCGTCCGGTTCCACGCCATCGGAGCCTGATCCACCAAATCCCCCAACGTGAGGGCCGGTTGCCGAAAGGTGACCGGCCCTTTCGTCTAGGATGAACATCATGATTCGTGCAGCAGATTTGATGGGCAACGTCGATGGTGGCGGGGAGATGGCCGAAGTGTCGTTCGATGTGTACGACATTGCGAACCGTATTCAGCGGGGTGACGAATCCGGGTGGCGTGGCGACCCGTCAGCGTCACTCATGTTCAACCCGCTGGCAGGCCGGTTCGAGGTGTGGATGGTCGACGCGACCGGCACCCCGTATGTCGCCTGCTCACACACCCGCTGCGACCACACTCTGATCGTGAAACTGATTGAGGGTGACTGGCAGAAGGGCAAAGCCTTACACGAAGATTTGATGAAGAAGAACAAGCAGATTCGGGATGCGCACGAAACCGCTGAGAAAGAGAAAAGGTTGGAGTTGGCCGACAAACTGCATTGGGCTTTGGTGCGCGATGTGGGACACTTGGAAGGCTCCAACCGCCGTATCCACAGCATGAACGAGAAGGGCAAATAGTGGCCTCATACACCGTGAACAAAGCGAAACACGCTGTGTTGACACCGGATACGGTGGACACGGTGTCGTTCGGTGATTCGGTGTCTTTCGTCATTGTCTCGAACCGCACTACCTCCGGTTCCCCGATTTTCTTCACGTTCGGCGACCCGACCAAAGGTGTCCCGAATCCGACTGTGAACGGCGACGACTGCTATGTGGTCAGCATCGGTATGACTCTTAGCCTGGTCGGCGACGGTACAGCGTCCGACGTGAAACTGATCTCGAACGCCGCGCAGGCGTACAGCGTGATGGTGGTATGACATGAACAGACTGGATTTGCGGAACGCTGTCAAAGACCGGCTGGCCATCAAGTCGGATGGCTCCGGCAACAGCCTTGACGGGCTTATCACCAACGCTTTCGTGAACACCAGCCTGAACGACGCTCTGAACCGGGTGAGCATGGAACGCGACTGGTGGTGGCTCGCCTCAACTGCCAGCCTGTCGTTCGACACGGTGAACGGGGCTGCGACCCTTCCCTCAGACTTCATGCGAGCCAACGAGCTTGTCATCAACTCGTCACCCGCCGAATGGGTTCCCCTCGAAACGTTCCTTGACCCGACCTCCGATAACAGCACTTACGGTTGGACGATCTACGGCAACCAGGCGAAGATTGTCCCTGTCCCGTCGACGACGACCACCGGCACCTTGTACTACTTCCGTTCGGAACCGGCTCTCTCGAGCGACTCGTCGACCCCTCTGATGCCGGTTGTCTACCATTCGGTGATCGTCGCCTACGCCTCCCATCTGTGCGCCGCCCGACGCCAAGACGAACAGCGCGCCTCCCTGTATTTGCAGGAGTACGGCACATTCCTGAAGTCAATGAACGACGACAACCGGACGACCATCAAACGGCGTATCAAGTTCACTCGGGCGCGCGACTACGCCACTTGGGAGTAACCGATGGGTTCCTTCCAGATCGTCTACGACGACTTCTCCGGCGGCCAATACATGGGGCCGAAATCCACGAACCTGCCGAAGAACACGTTTGATGGCGTGAATACCGCCAACAACCCTCACGGACAGCTGATGGCGTACGGAACTCCGACGCTCGCATACACGGCAACTGCGGTAACCAACAGCACAGGCGCACAAATCCCCGACCAATGGATTATCGGGACGAGCATCTATTCGTTCTGCCAATGGGATGTCAGTTCGACGTGGACCGCCAAAATGGTCAAGTTTGATGTTGCCAACGGAACCGTTTTCCCAACACCGACAGCAACGACCACCAGTTTGACCGGGCAAATCGGAGGCAAAGTCGCCTACGACAATGCGTCAACAAAGTTCTTCTATGTTCGAGTTGATGGGGCGAACGCCGGGTACATCCGCAGCGTCACCACCGGAGGTACTGATGCGAGCGTCTCCACCGCCCTCGGTGGCACCGGCATCACCGATCTCGTCTCCTACGGCTATCGGACAGTCGCATGGGGGCCGACAAGCAAACGCTTGTACTACTCCAACACCGACCTCACCACCTGGTCAACAAGCCAATACTACGAGTTTTCCGGCGAAATCTTGAACGTCTTGCCCCGATCAAACGACCTGCTGGTTGTCTGCACCACCGGTCTGTTCAGCGTTGTCGGGGTACTCGGCTCGTCCGTCACCATCCAACAACTGCTGTCATCAGCGAACACCCCTGAAGGAATGCGCGACGCCATTGTCGTCGGTCGTCAAGCCTTTTTCCCTGACAGCAGCCAGTCCGGCAATGTCGACGGACGCATCTACGTTCTTCAAGGCACCAACATTCAGCCCGCATTCACCCTTGACTACGAAATTGTGGAAGGGTTGAACACCGACGGAGGACCGCAACAAATCAGATGTTTCAACACGGCCGACGGTCAGATTGGCATTCTGACAAAGAACGGCACAAGTTCTTACACGCGCCGCCCAGACGGAACATGGATGCGACACGCCCAGCTTGACGGCGACTTCGCCCCCAGCATTGAACGCAACGCTGTCAGCCAAATGCACATGGGTCGCCCCGGACCCCAAGCACAATCCGAGTATGTCGTCTATGCGATGGCCGACATGGCAGACGGATACGACATCAACTTTTATCGCATCATCAACAACGTGACCGCACCAACAAACACCGACTACGACTTCTCGCCCGCCTCTACGGCCTCAGGGTCAACCGGCTATCCGGTGGGAACAGTCACCCTACCCGAGTATTGGCACAACAAGCCGTTCACCGTGAAACATGCGATCATCGAATGGTCTGGCGACACGAACAGCACGTTGACCGCCCGTATTCGGTCAACTGGAATTTTGGACACCGACAGCCTCGAGGCCTACACAGGAGGCACCTCGTCAACAATTACAACTAACCTTGGGCCGACCGTCGTTTATGGTGTGTACAACACCGAACGGTTTTACATTGACAACGCCCAAAAAGGTTTAGGCGCGAAGGTGGTTCTCGGTCTTACACAATGCCGAGTCAAGCGCGTGATCCTGATGTGCGAGGACTGAAATGCCGTTCGCATACACGTTCCGCGCCGACGACCTTGAGACAATCGCCAACCAGGACAAAGACCTGCTCGAGAACCGGGATCGGGAACTCGAACTGTTCTTACAGTTGGCCGTCAACCCGACCGGCGTCGTGCTTCCTTACTCTGGTTCTACCGCACCGTCCGGTTACCTGCTGTGCGACGGCTCCACGTTCAACGGCGACCAATACCCCGAGTTGCGTGACGTAGTTGGCGACACCTACGGCACCCACAGCGGAACGTCCTACTATCTGCCCAACCTGAGGGGTCGCATCCCGGTCGGTCGGGACAGTAGTCAAACCGAGTTTGATGCCCTCGGCGAAACTGGTGGTGCAAAGACCCATACGCTGACCACCAGCGAAATCCCAGCCCACAACCACACCGTTGACGGCAACCTTGTCCCGCGTGGCACCGGAGCGAACTTCCGTGAACTGACCGACGCTGGAACGGGTGGCAGTAATGTTACGACCCGTGACACAGGTGGCGGTGCTGCCCACAACAACCTTCAACCTTATGTAGTCTTGAACTACATCATCAAGACATGACGGAAGGAGCCTGACATGACTATCCCCCCGTCTCTTGCACAGCCGTCGTTCAGCCAAGCTCCGATCGAAACGACCGACCCGAACGCGATCTCCAAGACGATCATGGACGCAAAAGGCGACCTGATTTCGGCGACCGGTGCGGACACCCCCACCCGGGTTGCTGTTGGTGCGGACGGGCAGGTTCTGGTCGCAGACTCCACCCAGTCGGCCGGTATCAAATGGGCTGTCGACCCGACCACCGCCTCATTTGACGCTAAAGGCGA